AGTGTAAGTAATTGTAACTCCTTCGAAAGTCCCTTGCGTGTCAGGTACTGTAGATGAGCAGATAACCTGCTGTTCTCCCTGAGATATTGTTCCTTCAAGTAAAGTTCCTACTGCATCATTGTAGTTGTAGAAAACAATCTCTTCCTCTGAACTTACTATGGTGTATTCTGAAGTCACCTCATCACAAAGGTATCCGCAACAAGCATCAGCAGCATCAACATCAGAGTATGATAAGAACAATGGTTGTTTAACCCTCAAGTCCCATATCATGTATAGATTCTCTCCCTCTTCCGGCATTGCGAATGTGGAGTAAACAAATTCATCCGTTTCAACCGGATTCACAGCTACCGTAGCGTTGGCAAGTAAGAAGTTAATATCGGTTGGGTTGTTTTCATAAACCTCGTTCGAACGAAGGTACATAAACCTATTGGTGTCTACATCAAAGTCAAAGGTGCTAATATTCGTTTTCTGCATAAACATAGTAATCTCTGAGTCGTCAGTTGGTATAGATGGGCTTCCTTGAGCTCCTGAGAACTCATCAAAGAAACTTACGTTTGGATTTGAATCAGAATTAACGAACGGTATTTCAGTTGATGTAAAAGGAGATGGTAAACTACCATCGTCATAGCTTGTACCTGGATTTCCCCAAGTTCCTGCTGAAGACGGAGAAGTAACAACAATCCATCTAACATTTATATTGTTAGGGTCTGGACACTCTGTAGTTATCTTTAATCCGTTAGCAGCTCCTGTACTACTTACAGTTATGTCAAACTGAGTTTCGCCTGTAAGGCTTTTAGGTATACTTAAAGTTCCGTCAGTAGAAACCGCACCAGAAGTATAAGTGACAGAATTATAAACCACATCAATAGTTATAGTTCCTGTTATTCCTGAAGGTACTACCCATTTTACAGCCGTATATCCTATAATGCTACCTACTTTTATGCAGTAGCTGTAGTCATTATCAGATTGAACATTTATAGTTCTAACATCCTCACAATCTAAACACTTAACCTCTGAAGGTAGTTGTTTATCATTCGATGACAAAACATACTCGTTCATGTATGGGTCAAAAGCTCCAAGCTTCTGAGTATTGAAGTCATTGATGAACAAGTCTCTAAACCAAGAACGCATACCTTGTTCGGATATTACCTTTACTTGGTCTCCTGTAGATTCATCATTTCCTCTCATCTGTATAACAGCTCCTCTCTTTGCATCGGTGAAGAACTTGTCGTATCCCCACTTAACGTAACTCTCAGGGTTATGGCTGATACCATACTCCTCAGTTTTAGTAACCTGAGTCCCTAATACTTCCGGAACGGATGTCAGTGTACTTCCTCCTGAAGCATCAGACAGAATGTTCTTACCTGCCAATACATAAGAAATCTTGTCTTCCTGTAGTACTAACACGTTAGTCTTCTTTCCGTCAAGAATCTGAATCTCACCAAAAGAATCCTCCAATGGCTTGAAGTTAAGTAAACCAAGATTGAACTCGTTCAGTTTATTTACGTTGGTCTCATCGTTGTAAACTCCGCTATAAGTAAGGTCAGCAAATCTATCAGCCTCCTTGTAATCCTGAGCAGAAACAGATAAAACCCTATTTCCTAAATTAAATTGTCTTCCTGTAATAGAGTCTAGTATCTTATAACTCTCTGCTCCGTTACCGAAAGAAAAACAGTTAAAGAAATCCGTATCTATTATCGCTGATTGTGCGGTATTCTGATTCTGTATATTCCCCTGGTGAAAACCATTTGTAATAGGAAAAGATTCGCTTGATTCGTAAAACACATCAGGCAATGCGTCAGTAGGTTGAGTTTCAAATATTATAGCTGAATTAGGCTCGTAAATAGTTATCGAACCACTCATGTTTACCTGTCTTTTGCTATTAGAACCACACGCCAAAGTACCTGTTATTGATAAATATAAAGTGCCAGAAATTCTTGTAAAGTACCACCTGTTCTCAATCAAATTAGGAGCAGGAGGTGTTGATGGAGGTATTACTATTCCTGGAAAAAATTTATTTGTTATACCTGGCGGTGTTCCTGAACCATTAACGGCTATATCGCTTTGTATTCCATCTCCAACAAACCAATCGTACAAATTAGCGTAATTAGCACTAGATGTATATGTTCTATCAAATGTAAAAGACCTTTCCTCGCAACCAAACATTCCTCCAATTCTCTTGTAATTGAACTTTATTGTAACTTTTGTATTAACATTTATAGGTCTATCTGCAGAAGAAGTACCTGCAGCTAAAGTTATAGTAACTCCTGTTCCTCCGGTAGTTCCTTTGGTATTGTCAGACCTAGTCCATGTATTGCTAGCAGGAACAACGGTACTTAAATCCTGAGAGTTTATCTTCATGTACACCCCCGCAGGTATTGGCACAACAGGTGTTGTTTGTATAAAGTTTTCTGGTTGAGCTTTTTTCTCTAAAACCGTTGCTACCAAGCACTCCTCAAGAGTACCTCCTGCATCAGCCTTAACGATATACCTGTCTCCTTCCTCTACCTTTCTTGCATTCTCTCCCTCTAACAGAAAGTAAACATCATTAGTTCCATTTTCTTTAAAGAAAAACTGAGTGTAAATAGTTTCATATCCTTGTTTATCAGGCTTTATTAAGAATTTATATCTTTTTGCCCAATAAGGTGGCTTTTGAGTAGGCGGTACACTTACTCTTATTCTGTTTTGAGTATCAGATGCAGAGCAAGGAACGTGTTCTGTATTGTTGTTACTAACAAGAGCAGTTGTAGACCTATTAAATTCATCCATGTAAGCTATAGCTACCTCATAACCTCTATTACTATGTAGGCTTTTGTAAGCTTCTGACTGAAAAAACTGACCGCTTGATGAGTATCCGTAAAAATAATCCCACAGATAGTCGACTCCAGGGTTTAAAGGGTCTGCCACATAGTTCATTGATGGAAACTTCCATGAAACATCCTGACTCCTTGGTGATGAATTAACTATAATTGCATCTCCTGCGATATTTACACCGCTCTGATACTTAGTGTATCCTGCGATAGAAGGTACAGCACAGTTGTATATGTCTGTAAAAGTATTTCCTGTGCAAGATGTTGGGTTAACAGGGTCGTAAACAGGTAATACAGTTGATGGATTACCAACTCTGTCCTGAAACTCAGTACTGGATATCATATCATGAACAGAAGTATAATCCCTTATCAAGTTAAATACAAAACTAACATTGAATGAATTTCTGTTTGCAGGCATAGGTGAAGCGACACCCGAATATGTTGCGTGCAAAAACTCAACATTAAAACTTATAGAACTTCCTGCTTTTAAATAATTCACAGAGCTAGAAGGATTTAGGGTGGACATTTCAAATATCACCCTACCGTCAGATACGTTTACAGTTCCGTCTATATTATAAACTGTATCAAATGTTCTTGTTTGAATTTCTTTAATATCAAAAGATTCTGACAAAAGTTTTGTATAATAGTCGAAATTGACAGGATTTCCATTCTCATCTATCAAATCATATCCATCAACATAGTTTCCGTAAATAAGCCTATTACTCATCATTGTTTGTGCCTTAGCAAATCTAGGAACATTATCGTATAATCTTAAAATCTCTGAGTCAGGAAGTATGGTATAAATCTTACTGTTATCAAAAACATAAGTTTTATTTAGGTTGTCTCCGTATCCTTTTTCTTTTTTATCTAATTTTTCTATCACTCTTATGATTGGGTCATCAGCATCTTTAAATAACAAATCTATACCAACAACCAATTCGCTTCCTGTGTCAAAGTTTATAATTGCTGCATTAAACCTATTCTCCATACCGTTGTTCAAGTAACTTTCTGTGCTTAGTTCAAAGTCTTTAGGGAAAAACGCAGGTTCAGAAAACTGAGAGGTAGCTGAGTATTCATTGTTCGCATATCTGTATCTGTATGCGAAACATAGAAACCTATCCTCCATGTAGTTGATATCCTGACCTGTGGTAGTCAAGTTAACTTCTGGCGATGTAACCGGTGGTCTCTTTACAACAAGAATAGATTCGTCACTAAATTGGTCAATATTTGCGACAGGAAAATTATAACTAGCATCAACATCAATCTTTCTAGGAGCATTGTAGTCATCAGTAAAAAACAACAAGTTATCTACCAAATCAACTCCTGTAATTAAATACTGAGGATTGAAGTTCAACGTGGTATCTACACCACCTCCATCGTCAACGCTTACGACATGGTATTGCAGTAAAGAAGTTTTAGTATCAAACGATACTATCATATCTAGTTTTCCGGTAGCACCAACCGTGAATGATGGGTCGTGAACAAACCAAAATATTCTCTCATTTGCTCCATCTTCAAACGCACCAATAGTGACAGCATCAATACTAAGCTGTGTTCCGTCAACATAAACCAATTTAGTAAGAGGAAGGTTTCCTAGTGAGTTCTCAATAGAACCCACATTATTCCCTTCTGTAGAATTTGTTCTTACGTTTAACGCATCAATATATTCTCCGTCTTGTATAAGACGTACATCGGTAGACTTATTCATCCTACCCTTAGTAAAACTTCTAGTTAAATTCGCCATATTATTTTATAATCTTATTCTGCCCTCTCATGCTCATTAAAAGCCTACCAGGGTGTATGTTGCTGATTCTTATCTTTGCGTTTCTTAGAAGTGATGATTTGTCCCTCTTAGCTCTGTTTACAACGTATTCCTGAACCCCTAGCTTAGAATTAAGTATTGAGTACCTAATGTAAGCGTAAATAAACTCCTCAAACATCTTGTTTACGCTAATCATAGACTCGTCTCCGTTTTCCATACCATCAGAAACATACTCAAGCACACAGAGCTCTCCTGCCATGCTAGAGCTGAAGTTTATTACGCCTGCTTTTTTATCTATCCTGAAAGTAGGGTTTACGTTAGCAGTCTCTGTATTTAAACCATACCTAGCACCGATGCTGTAGTCAAAGTACCATTCGCCATCAATATTGTATCCTAGCTTTCCATTGTAAGCTCCGCTTCCTAAGTATATACTCTTCTTAGTTCCTTTAATCCTGTCTTCATCTAAAAATGAAAATTCAGGCTTCAGTACGTTTCCGTCAATATCAAACAAGATTCTATAATCATTATCCTGTAAGTAAGCATCTGAAGAAATAGCTTGAATGTTCTCAGTAAGCGGTCTAAGGATACCATCCTTGTAAAGTGAAACCCTCACCCAGTTTACATAATCAGAAGGTAAAACAAACCTAAGTAGGTCTGATACATTCAGCTCCAATGCCTTAATTTCCTTGAACGCATCGTAGTTTAGTTCCTGGATACCTCTCTTCGCATGGAATAACACCTTGTACCTCTCCTCATTGTTTACAAGGGAATGGTTTCCGGCATACATAACCATAAAGTTGTTTACTATATCCTTTAGGCTAACATACTGGTACGAACCCCAGTTAGCGTCTTCAGGAGCATTACCTCCATTTTCATAATATTGATACTGTGATATATATGCCATTATTGTTGTGTTTGTTTTTCTTTCATTTCCTCTCCGTTAGCAAACTGACTAACAGCAGCCTCTCTTATTGATATTCCTGCATATTGCAATATCTTTGTCACCAAAGAAACCTCGTCATCCAATGGGAGCTCAAAGTCCTGGTAGTCTGGTTGAGTAGCATCAAAAGCAGGTTCACCGTTTGTCAGAGTTCTAAAAGTCCAGTTAGGCTCTTTAGGATATCTGATGTACTGAGCAAGTATCTGACCTCCGTTTTTAATCGTCTTAGGGAATATTGAAACCCTACCTGACTCCTCTGTGTAAACAGGAAATATATCCGAAGGTGCTGTAAATGGAGTACTCGTAAGCATTGTTATTTTGCTATGGCTAACCTTCTCAGCTTCATTCTGAGTCTGAGCAAATACAGCGTATGTGTCAGTGGCTACGGTGAATATGTCGTTATCCAAATCAAGAACAGTGTTGCTCACTATGCTCTCAATCTCTGCGTATTCGTAAGTTACCGTGTTCACAACAATATCTCCAACCGCTACCGTAGCGGTAAACGTAGCTGCGGAATCAACCAACTGGTCTGTAGAAACAGACGTTGCTGAGCCATCCACTCTAAATGTTTGATAAGCCAATACCTTGTTTATCAAGTAGTAATCCTCTCCTGTAGTTGTTACAGAAGGAAGGAAGAACTTATTGGAGTTGCTGTAGTGTAAATGCTTTGTTGTGCTAAATATATCTATAGCCTCCTCTATTGACTTAGTTATGTCTGCGTATCCAGTCCCTGAAGACCTCGCATTCTCTTTGTTTATCTGATAGTTATACTGATAAAAATAATCCTCGAATATATCCATCTGTGCCTGCTTAGCAAACAAGTTAAAATCTGATGGAGATAGATATCCGTAGTTATTCTTATTAAGCACAGACAATACTGTATTTCTAACCGTGTTTATCATCTTTTACTTTTTTACAAAGATAAGCAAAAAAAAAGAGGAGCATTAAAAACGCCCCTCCTTTGTATATATAGTGTTGATGACTATTCCTTTAGTAATCCTTCAAGCAAACTTAATGATTCAAGACCATCGTCACTTGATAGGTAAGAAGCTACCGTTTCCTTAGGGTCACTACCGTAAGGTACTGTAAGCATTCTTGTTTTATTTGAGGATGTATTATACCATACCTCTGTGTTGTTTTTTCTGAACGAAAGTAATCCATTATCAAAGAACGACTGAACATTACCCTGCAACTGTAAGTTAGGGTCTGTCAATGCGTCTAAGAAATACTCAGGCTCTCTTTTAGCAAACACCAAAATATCACGCTTTAATTCTGCTGTAGACATCTTAGATGTGTCTCTTCCAAACAATACCTTACTTAAACTCTCAAGCATATCAATGTCAAGCTCTTTTGCAGCAACAAGTGCGTCAATCTCTAAGTTTAACATTTCAACATCTTCCGAGGCATCCTTTTCGTTATCAATCTCTTCGAATTTTACTCCGTTAAGTGGGTGATAGTGTAAGAACTCTTGTAGTACAGGATTTGTTCTAGGCACTCTAAGCATTCCATCTTCAAATATTACAGGCTCTAAAATAGCATTATCATCCTGCTCGTCTTCAAATGGTGATTTTTGGTTTCTTGCATAACGAAGCATTCTGTTTGTGTTAGTGTCTTCGTCAAAATACATCAAAGGAAACTGTCTTGAGTTCCTTGTAGGCAGCATATATGAAAGAGGAGCTGCATCTCTTGTTAGTTTGTAGAACTTGTCTACGCTTTGTACTTTTTTTGTTTTTTTCATTTGATATGATTGTTATTTGATTTATAATAAAAAAATAGAGGTCGCAATTTGCGACCCCTACCTTTAGCTTTATACTTAAGCTTGGAACAAGAAGAAGTTGTTTGCACCTAGTGTACACACAGCTCTTTCTGACAAGAAGTGAACCTCCATAGCGTCTTTATCGCTAGTAGCAGCTCCCCCTGCAGAACCTGTAATCCATGTCTTGTATCTTCTGTCTTCAGTTTCTGAAGCTCTGTAACGAACGTGTAAGAATGGTCTCTTAGCGTTTTTACCCATCACTTGGTCGTAAACAGAAGTAGAACCTGCAGGAACTAATAGTCCGTTTACAGCTCCTGATTTTAAACCACCTCTCATTGTTGGGTCGTTCAAGTACTTCCAATCTGACTTGTAGAAATCGTACCCTCTTCTGAATCCTGTGAATCCTAAGTTAAGAGCCATATCTTTGTCATTATCGAAAAGACCGTAAGAAGAACCTCCTGAACCGTAAGAGTTTTGTTCAGCCAACATATCGTCAATATTGAATCCGAAATCTCTGTTTACGAATACAACATTTTCTTCGATAGCTCCTTGCTTATCTAGTCTCTTAATAACATCATCCCACTCTAATAAAGAAGTTGGATTTCCACCTCCCCATACGTTTCCTCTGTTTTCTACAACGTAGAATACACCTTCAGAGCCGTCAGCTAAACCTGCGTTATTAGTGTTAGCCATTGGTACAGCTTCAATCATTGCTGTTTCTAAGTAGTCATCGAATCTCAAACGAGTTTCGTGCTCAGACTTTAAGTACCATAGGTATCCTGAAGCTCCGTTTTCAGTAGTTACTTCTACCCATCCGATTTGAGCCATATCAGAACCTGATACTGCGTACTTATCTTTCAAGATGATTGGCTTGTTTTCGAAGATTTCTCCTTCAGACTCCAAAGAACCTTCCATTCCATTTGTTCCTTTCTTGAACTCAGAACCGTAGATGAATACAGTTAAGTCTGTACTACCTGCTGCAAAAGCTTGAGCAGTTTCGTAGTAAGCAACATCGAATTCTCGGTCATCAATACGAACAGCAGTAACGATTGCTTTGTTAGAACCACCTAATGTTGAAGAAATCATAACAGTCTGTCCTGCTCTAACTGCAATACCTGCTGTTGTTACTAATGCACTTGTTCCGACCTGAGCCGCAGGTACTGTAATTGTTGCTGTGTTACCCCCTGTATCTAAGGAAGAAGTACAATCAACATATTTAGTGTGAAGTCTTCCTTGCTCTGACCACTTAATAAGGTCTGAGTTAGAAGGCATTTCTGCTCCTACCATTCTTAAGAATGAAGAAAGCGTTCTGTTACCATATCTTTCGAATTCTTTCTCGTAAGTATCTGGTAGATACTGACTCAAGAAATCAAAGTTAGTAATGTAGTTTGTGTTTGTAGGAATCTGATTAGCACTTGGCTGTAAATCAAATCCTGGTGTTGCGTTAACTGGCATTTTTTTTGTTTTTTAATGTTTATTTTTTACTTTTTATTCTTAAGCCTCTTCCACTCCCTGGATTTAAGGCTTTAATTTGAGTTCCCCCTTTAGAAGTAACCTCTGGAGTTCTACGTTCAGACATATTCACGTTCTTAGTCTTACGCATCACATCATCGACTGCCTCCGACTTACCTTGCTCGTAAAAGAACTTAGCAAACTTTTCAGGGTTCATCGCTACGGCTAATGACTTGTGGTATCCGACAGCATCCTTAAGCAATCCATTTTCATCCAAAAACTTATTAATGAAGTTCTGTGGATTCTCTTGCATCGACTTTATTTCTGCTGCATCACCCGGAGAAAAAGAGACCTTCTTGTCATCGTCAATGGAAAACTCAAAACCTTTGAACTCTCCTCCGAAAACTTCGTTAGTCTTCTGCATAAACCATTCAGATTTACGCTTTGCTTCCTCTTCGTAAGTGGTTGCCTGTTGAACATATTGCTTATACTCCTCTAAAGCCCTTGTGTCTTCTTCAGAAATAGAACTCCCACTTGACTCAAGAGGAATCCTGTATTTTTCTTTTTCAGACTCAAAGTATTCTTTGGCTTTAGCAATAGTCTTCTTTTTATTTATTTTAATCTTCTTAATGTCTGACTCATCGTCAAAATCTTCATCGTATTGGTATTCTTCCATCAATGAATCAATATCCTCACTATCCAACCCATTTTCAGTAGCCAATAAGTAATCTCTCAATAATTTATCAGGGTCTAAGGAATCAATGTCTCTGTTTAACTTAACAAAGTCATCTATACCTCTACCTGTTTCTTTTTTGTACTTGTAGTAAGCTGCAACATCTTCGGGAAGCTCCTCAGCTTCTTCTCTAGCTGCGGTAATCTCATCCAACGATGTCAACTCTCTACCATACTTGTTTTTAATATATGAAAGAACTTGTTCTTCTTGTAACTCAGGAGCTTCTGCTTGAGGAGTCTCTATAACTTCCTCTGTAGATAACTCCACATTAGCAATCTTCTCCTCATGCTTTTCAAGCAACTCTTGCTCTACTTCTTGTACAGATTTTTCTTCACCTGGTATTACTTCTTTTACTTTAATTTCCATTTTGATTTGATTTTATTTGCAAATATAATATATTTTTTGTAAAGGTTTTTTGTATGCTACTGATTACCTAGGATTAAACTCAGCGAAATCAAAACCATCTAAGCTATCTTCGTTTGATTCGAAGTTAACAGGTGGTAGATTATTCTTTCTTTGTTCAATCAACTTAGACTGCTGAGTGCTCTGCTTACTTATTCTTTTATCCTTAGCGTCCTCCTTCATCTTCTCCTTATCCTTCATAGCGTTAGCCTCAACTCCCTTTAGCTGCATCTGTAAGGCAAACTCTTTATCCATAAGAATCTGCTTAAGCTCAGCTTCTCTCTCCATCTTAGCCATTATACCCTGCATCTCTGATTGATTAATCTGCATCTTAGATTGAGTTTCTGCCTCTATTTTTTGCATAGCCGTTTGAGCAGCAAGTTGTTGTGATTGCTGCTGTTGCTGTGCAAGCATATCTTGTTTTTGCATCTGCATTCTTTCCTCTCTTTCTTGCTTACCTATTCTCTTCATCTTAAGCAACTGGTTGGCTAACTTGATATTCTTTATCTCTCTGATATCAATAGCATCCTCAAGGTTGATGTCTCCATTAGATAAAGCCACCTGAATGTTTTGCTCAAGCATTGCCTTCTGCTCCTCATCAGGTGAAATCTCAATAAAGATACCAAAGTCGTAAATGTATAAGTCAGATATCTCGTTCAATATACCTACGTTATACTTACCAATCTTGTTTACAAAGTCTTCCTTGAAATCTGCGTACTGAAGAATGTCAGCAACTCTGTAAGAAATAGCCTCAGACAATGTTCTGTATATGTAAAGACTACCGTCTAATATGTGTCTAGTAGCTGTGTTTGAATTCAATGCTGCAAGCTTTTGAACACCAACCAATGCGTTTGAATCCGGAGTAGAGCCATCTCTAGCTTCATTTAATCCGGTCACAGAACGAATCATGTCAAGGTAATGGTTGTAGTTACCTATAAGCATCTGAGCCTTTGAAGCTCCTGAGTTAGATGTAAGCTGTTGGATTGGAACTCTAGCGTTGTTAAACTCTCCATCCTGAGTGTAAGACCTACCGATAACAGAACCTGTTTGGAAGTATAACCTCAAAGCATCCTCTGGATTGTACGCAGCTCCTGTACCTAAATCAACCTCATTCAATCCGTCAGCATCAATGAATACTCCGTCAGGAACAACCTTAGCGATTACTTGCTGAAGCTTTAGGTGTGTAATCTGAATTAAATCAGTGAATGGAATCATTCTCCTTACAAGAGATTCAATATTCCCCTTATACATTCTCGGTGCAACTGCTACATAATTTGGCATAGCGTGCTGAGAAGAAGACTTTGGTCTAACCATGTTTTCAGACATCTCCCATTTAAGCATGATATTTGTACCCATGACCATAACACCTTCGTACCAAACGTCAATAGTTTTTTCAACCTTTTCGAATTTAGCCTCTTCCATCATCTCTACAGGAGGGTTGAAGTTATCATCCTTCTCAATCATTTTGATGTTTCCGTTATCAGAAACCTTCTTCTTGTATACAATCTTTTTAGTAGTCTTGTAGTTGAAATAAAGAAGAGTAGCCGTGTCTCTGTAGAAGATATCGTTATCGTAGTACTGAGCTACGTTGTAGTAGTCATACCAACTCTGCCCACTCTTGGATATAACCTCTAGGTCTTCGTTAGTAACCGTTGGGTCAATCTTTCTTATCTCGTTGATTGGAACTGTTTTAATCTCTCCCCAATAAAAGCAATCCTTAAAGTGAGGGTCTTCCGTGTAACTGTAAACCACGTTTGCAGGGTCTACATATTTAATCTCAACGCCTGAACCTGGAAGAAACTCATGCTTCGCAACAGATATACCAAGTACTGTAAGGTCGTAGTCCAACCTTTTTCTTAAGTCAACATACTTGTTCTCCTCCAATATAGTATTGATAGCTTCCTCTTCAGCTATCTCGATAGCAGGCTTAAAATTAAGCTGCATATACAAAGAAAGTTCTTCATCTGTTTTTGGGAGCTTATCAGGGTCAACAACAAATGGATTAGCACCGGTCTTCTCCTGTACAATCTCAAGAATTGGTTTAGCAATCATCTGCTTCTCCAAAGTCTTCTGATACTTGTTTCTATTAGATTGAGACAACGCATCTTGAGAGTAAGCCTTAACCTTAAATAATCTGTCAGACATACCGTTAACAACGATGTCAACAAACTTAGGAAGTATTGGAACTGGAGTCCAGTCTAAGTTCAAGTAAGACAAATCTCCGTCAACAGAGATTTCGTTCTTGTACTTAGCTACAGACTGCTCACCTCTAGCGTATAACCTCAGCCTATGAAAGTCTCTCCATTGGTCGTAGAACCTGCATTGATTGCCGTCCTTTTTAAACCATTCGTATTGAATAGCTTGACCTATTTGTAAACCAAACTCATCTGACGCTTTTTCTGCATCAGAAGCGAATTGATTAGGAAAACTTGTTGACTTTATTTTTACGTTTACTTCTTTCATCTAATTATTTGGCTACGATTTCCATCATTACTATACCTTGCAAAGGTAATACTTATTTTTGACTGTGTTTTTTGGGGCGTATATAAATTTTTCTGGCAAGCCATTATAGCTAGTCCAGAGCTAATAGAAGCATCATGCTTTGTTCTATTTGTTATATCAAACTTAGCCCAATCCTGAAGCGTTCTATTAAAAACCATAGTCCCCATGTCCTCAGAACTTCTAAACGTACCATCGGTATCAAATCCTATGTACTTTTCTATATAAGACTCAATAGCGGCTGCGTGAGCTTGTTTTACGTCCTCAGATGAGTTAGGTATCCCACCAAGCTCCTTTTCTGTCTTAGATAGCTTATTATAGACCTTATCAGGTCTATTGGTAGAAAACCCTCTGTACCCTCTATTCTTAAAATGATATAAAAGCCTTGGTTTGTTATTCTCTGCAAGTATCGGCATACCATAAAATACACACGCCATTAAAACATCCTCGAAGAATATCTCTGCTGTCTGAGGTCTAG